CGCACATTAATTCGACGTATAGAAGTATGAGTCAATATATTTATATCACATTTCCGTTTCAGTACATGTTACCGCATGTATAGGGTATGTTGCCTTGCCCGTCATTTTTGGATCTAAGGATATAAATTGAGAGAATTGTTGTTTCTCAATCGAGTTTGTTGCTTGAAGTAATATTTAGAATTCGTTTAACGAATATGTTGCCTGTTCCCTACAAATATGAATAGTTCTTTTATTTGCGGAAACAATGACAATAGCAACACAACAGGCTTGATCCCATTCAGTTGGGAGCTACCTTTTGTTGAGGTAGTTATGTGGATTATGGTCATCCACTTTTTTGTTCAACCTTTTACACCATTTAGGGTTGAGCTTACTTGGAAGTTGCCTTCCAAGTTTTGGATCTTGTTTTTCAGCTTGACTGGAGGAGGATTGCATTGGGCGCATGTTAAGTTTGCGCTCCAGTGCTATGCTCTTCCAGTTATGTTGAATTTGTTTACTTATTGGTATGACTTTGTTGTCAGCCAGTTGCTTGATCCCCAAGGAGGGGACAAGTATGCCCAGAGTAAGTGGGCGAATAAGCAGAAGAACAAGAGGAATGCTACCAAGAAGCGTGCTATCGCACAGCAGCAGATTGAGCAGCGTAAGGAAGAAAACAAGCGTTGTACTGAGAATAAGAAGCAGCCGCTTCAGTCTCAGGTAGGTAAGAAAGATTTGATTAATCTTGCCTATGACGCGTCTGACGAGCTTATGGATTTTCTCGGTCAGATGTGGTTTTTCTTCCGTGATATTATGGAGGAATTTAAGTTTCCTTCAATTCCTTGGGAGATTATTTTCTCCTGGAGGACGTTTGTTGAGGAGAATTTGCCTCGAATTGTTGACTCAGAGATTCTGAAAGGAATCAATGTTATTCTGAGTTTGTTTGTGGCCATTGGCTGGTTTCAGCGCATTGAACTCTCATTTATGGGAGTTTGTGTGTTTAAAACGCAGCCGTTGCACCGTACGGTTACCTTGACTGAGGTTGTCAAGGAATTGTGGAATCTTAGTAAGAAGATTTGCGAGCGTTTTGCTCGTTTTGTTGAGAGCGGTGATGTCTCAGTTTTCTGGGACGACGTTCCGAAGAATGCCTTTGAGGATATGTATACTCGGCTTGTTTCGGAGTGGCCATTGATTGAAGTTG